CTACCTTTTACAGCAAAGGCAACAAGCGCGGGTGGCTTCTTATAAGTATCGAAGATAGTTTTTGGTGTATTAAACAATAGCTTTGTTCCTAATAGAAAGCTATCAAATGGGGATTAAATGACAACAAAATATAAATCAGGATGTGCAACAGATCTAGGAACAATGAATATTGTTGCCGCTCGCCAATTAATCGACGGCAAAAGTATTGAAACAAAACGCATTCGTGACGCTTTTATTGATCTAGATTTAGAAGCTAAAAAAGCGTTGCGTTTATCCAAAGTTGATTACATCGAAAAAGATGGGAATCTGATTGTCTTAGGGGATTCTGCTTTGATTATGGCGAATCTCTTTAAGCGAGAGGTTCGGCGTCCTTTAAGCCATGGCGTCATTTCATCGGCGGAATTTGAAGCCCAACAAATCCTAAGTCTTTTAGTTGGAAATATTCTTGGGGCACCTGTAATAGAGGGTGAGCACTGTTTCTATAGTGTCCCGGCAACGCCTATAGATGATGTTTCACAGGATGTTATTTATCACACTCAAGTTTTTCACAAGATTCTCACAGAATTAGGTTATACGCCTCACGCATTGAACGAGGCGATGGCGATTATTTATTCCCAGTGTGCTAAGGAAAATTTCTCTGGCTTATCGGTAAGCTTCGGCGCTGGGATGGGTAACGTAGCCTTGGCCTATCAAACCATGATGGGCATGGCTTTTTCTCTTTCTAAATGTGCTGGCGATTGGGTTGACGCTCAAGCCGCTAAAGCTACGGGGTCAACAGCATCTCGTATGTGTGCGATTAAAGAGCGTGGCGTAAATTTAGCGAGTCCAAAAAACCGTGAAGAAGAAGCTCTGGCGTTATATTTGAGAGCGTTGATTCAATATTGTTTGGAGAATATAGCGGTACAATTTCGTAAAGTGCAAACGTCAATAGAGTTGCCTGACCCTGTACCTTTTATAATTTCTGGTGGTACAAGTTTAGCAGGTGGGTTCATGGAAGTTTTTAATCAGGAATTTGATACTATTAAGAAAAAGGGATTCCCGATTAAAATTAGTGAGATTCGTGCGGCTAAAGACCCGATGACAGCAGTGGCCGAAGGTTTGTTAGTTTTGGCTATGGAAGAGAGCGGGTAACGCCTTTAATGTATTATTACCTTGTTCAATCTCTTAAGCGTAGACTCATATTAGAGTTGCAAGACAGCTTTGCAAAGCACCCTATTTATGAAAAAATAGTTCCCTTTATTCAAAATAAATTTTCTTTTGAAGAGCGGCCCCAGTACGGGATAGTCATAAAAGGCTCGAGTGCAAATAAAGTAATGTTTTCGGCTCAAAATCGTATGGGAACGGTTATGAGCCACGTAATGTTGGCTTATGTAGGTGCCCCTGCATATCCCTTAGAGTGGATAAAAGAGGATCCTACTTGTATAAATGCTAATTTAGGCATGATGCCAACGCCCCCGGGTGTTTATTATATAGAAATTTTGAGTGTTCCTGATACCGCTCAGGAGATGGGGACTTTTGTTATTGACCCCTTACTAACGGTGAATGACGAGCCTGTTTTGAAGTTTGTTTCTGGTGTTGAAACGGAGGCTCAGTTACAACAGTTACCTTTGCAGAATAGCCTACGTTTGTGGGAAAATCGTAAATTTTTATTAGTTGAAGGAACGCATTATCGCGTTAATTATTCCACGGGTGCTATTGAAATTTTAACTCGTACTCAAAAAGGATCGGTTCTAACAGCGGATTATCGATACGTTGTCCCATCTGTAGGTCCGATAAATTTTCAATGGAATAAGGCGGATTTCTCCACTTTGCCCGGGGTAGTTCTCGCTTTTGGTAAGAGAGCACGTAAGGGGGATAAAGTTGCGGTTGTTGTCTATGAAGATCGTGTTTCTACGGCAGAGGCATATGGCGGTAGGTTTGATGTTAACTTTGATTTAGATGTTATTTCTCGTGATGCTAATCAAATGGAGGAAATAGCTGATCTTGTTATTATGTATTTTTGGGGTGAAAAACGCTCTGTGTTGTCCTCAGAGGGTATAGAAATTACTGATGTTTCTATGGGGGGTGAGGCTGAGGATGTATATGATGAAACGGCGGATGACTATTTTTACACTGCGTCCCTTTCGATGCAGGTTCAGGCAGATTGGGAACTTCACGTACCGTTACCTTTGACCATTAGTCGGGTCACACCGTCGACAGCGGATATGGATAAAGAGTTAGTATCAGGAAGCTTAATAACTGATAGTGTGAGAAATAAGCTTTTCTTTGCGACATCTCCCATTATTGCTGGTCGCAATAACTGCTATGAAAGACTCCTTTAAAAATTAGATCGGATAAAAAATGCCAAAATATGTATTTGAATGCCCAACTTGTGAGATTCGGTTTGAGAGAAACTTAAAAGTTGGTAATCACCCGACGCATAAATGCCCCGAATGCAAGGAATTGGCCCCTCTGATAATACCTAAATTTGGGTTTTCCTTTGAAAAAGGCAAGAATGCCACGGCTAATTCAGGGGTCCATGACCATGATTACCCTACGGCTGACAAGGTTGTTGGTCGGAGTGCAGATAAACGATGGGGTTATATCCATGCGCGGGATAAGGTTAAAGAGGAAGTGCGAAAAATAAGCGGAACAGCTCCACTTCTACGGCGTGCTGGTAAAGATTATGTTGAGTATTCAGCTATGAGTGGTGTCGAAAAAAAGGCTCGTGAGAAGTTGGTTGATAAAGCTGTTACTGCTTATCGTAAATAATTCATTTATATTTTCTATTATGGTGACAAAGGAAGGTCCCCCTCAGAGTGGGTGGGGCTTCCTGAAATTTAGATTAAATCAGATTTTGTATAAGACTCCTAGAGTCTAGATGAAAATGTAGATCCAGATGAAAAACTCTACTTTTCAAGGAGACTCTAATGATTGGTCCTTTTATTTCATATGCTCCTCCGGGGGTTTACACTCGGACTTTAACTGAGACTAATGCATCAAATTTGACAGCGGGATTGCGGATTCCGGCAATAATTGGTGTGGGTCAAGAAGAGCTTGAACAGAGTGATTTCGAGCTTGTTCGTGGTTCATCCGGAACTGTTGATCAACAAATAGTCAATGAAGACCCTGCGGCGAATTGGGTTGTTGATGCAACTAATTCCTCAAATTTGATTCTTGGTGCTCAAGATGGAACTTTAACAACTTTACAAGTTAGGAATTTTCCCATTGTTGATGGACAGGGGTTTGGTCGCGTCACCAATGATGTGCGGTCAGTGACCGTAACGGTGAATAGCTCGCCTGTTGCTTTAGGTTCCGTTCAAGGCCAAAATGGTCTTATTACTTTACAAGTGCCCACTCAAACTACTGATTTGGTTCGGGTGACATATTTCTTTCATCGTGGAGATACCGCTTTTACTGATGATGTGAGCGGTCAGGTGACATCGACAAACGCTACATTGACAAGCCCCGGTTATGCCCCGTTTGCTATTACTACGGGAACCAATGATCAGTTTGTATTTACGGCTAATAGTGGCACGGCCACGACGGTTGTTTTACCGCAAGGGTCTTTGACTGCGGCGGTAGTTGTTGCGGCAATTAATGCGGCGGTAGTGCCGAATTTGAGTGTAGCGGTATCTACAGATAATCAGGGTTTAGATCATATCTTGATGACTGCCCCGATTGATATTATTATTGGGGACGGTACTGCTAATGGTCCGTTAGGTTTTTCAACGGGCACCACAACAAACAGGAATCGTGCTTTCCGTACTTTTCAGCGTCCAATTGTAGATGGTTCAAGTGGTGGTATTACTACTACGGATACATCAAAAGTGGTCGCAAAGGTAAATGGCACTCAAGTAGTGGTTGAATCTTTAGACGGTGCAAATGGCATTGTTACTTTGCCATACGCACCTTCCCCGGGTTCCACACTTACTTTGAATTATTGGGCAAATACTTGGCAAGACACTTTTGATTATTTGCCCAATAGCGGCGTTACGACTGTTTTGCGTTGTGGTATCTCGCCGGGTCGTAATGATTACATTCAAGGCACGGACTTTGTTATTTCTAATCCGAGTGCTGACGTAAGTGTTATCAACTGGGGATCTAGTTATCAAGTAGCAGCGGGAACGACTTCCCCCGGTGCAACACCTTTTGATGGCACCTCTGGATCAGGTGGTCAAATCTCTGGTCTCTTGATTGATGATCAGATGTATTTAGGTACTTGTACGCGGGTAACGGATACTACTACTATCCCGGCTACTGTATCGGCCACGGATTTCTTATTGCCTGAAGTTCCGACTTTAGGCAATGGCCGAAGCACCCCACTTGGGCTGTCAACTTACAATTCTGTTGGGAATAGTCGCCAAGATTTGATTACAAATCGACCTGATCTTGTTCGGGTTTACACTGGTCGTACTTTACGAGACGCTTTGAATCGATCGGCTGTGCCTGTTACGGTTGTAGACGGAGTTAATCGTAGAATCGTGCTGAATGCCCCACAGCCTCCTGATTACAATGCATACGCTACCTTTTATTATTCTCGGTTGACGGATGATACTTACGTCCTGACTAATAAGGTAGCGGGGCCTCTTGGTACGGGTCAGTATGAGGTTTACTCAACTTTGTTGGATGCCAATTTATATGAAGTTAAGTTTGGCACTAAAGCGGGATTAAGCCAGACGGTGCAATGGCCGCGTGGCGTTGAGCAAATCCCTGATGCGTTCCATACGGGATCAGGAACGGCGGTATCGGAAGTTATCACGACGACATTTGCCAATACTGCGGCATCTAACGCGGTATTTACAAACCGAGGTGCCGCTCCGTGGTCATTTTATTCACCGTATTCCATCCAGTGGGTTACAAAAGTTAACGGTATGAACCAAACGACGGTACTTTCTGCTGCAGCAAAGGCTTGTTTGATTGGTGCTCATGTGACTCTGGATGGAGCTGGAAAAATCACAATTCCTGCGTTACCTGCTAATAAGTTGAATCTTACAGTTGATGGGGTGATTTCAACTATTTCAATTACAGCAGGTGCTAAGACGCCTACCGAAATCGTTTCGGATATTAATCTTGGTTTGGGTATAGCTGGCGTTGCAAGTTACAAGCAGATTGGTACCGGTGACGTATTTTTCATTATTCGCGGTGCGGTAACACCGGGTGCTCTTCCCGGTGGCTTTGATGATGTATCAAACGTTACTGTCAATCAAGGTACGATTGAAACCACGCTTGGTTTCACTACGTTCCAAAGTGTGAGTGGTACAACGGGTGCCATCAATAAAGCCGCTACAATGATCGGCACTTTAGCTGGTCCTTTTAACATTACAGCCGGATTGAATGATGCGCTTAACATTCGCGTTAATGGCGTGGATTATAGCGTTACATTGACTCCCGGAGCGGCGGTAGCGGCAGCAACGGTAGTATCTGATATTACATCCGTAGTTGCGGGTGTTGCATCGGTAGGTAAGGGAGTGAATCTGGATAAGATTCGTCTTACCAGTACTACAAATAATGCCAACTCGTCTGTTTTAATCCTTGCTGGTTCTGCTAATACTGTGTTGGGATTTACGACCAATCAGTTTGGTAGCCAGACATTGGTTTACGCTCAAGAAGTAGTTGATGCACTCATGGCTACCGCTGGTTTTGCAGCGGGTGCGGTTGCTTACACACAGGCGATAAGTGGAAACACTTATCTGACGATCGAGTCATTGACCACGGGTGCATCCACATCGAGTATTGCATTTGTAAGTGCTACAAACTCAGCTTTCAATCCTTCTACGGGAGTGAATATTACCCCCGGAACTGACGGTGATGTTGGTGAGGATGCAACAAATTACTACACAGTAACGTCTACCAATCCTAACGGTTCAAGTGGGACCGGGTTCCCCGGGCAGACTTATACCGATGCTCAAACTGGATTACGATTCACGGTTCTTCCAGCAAGTACGGGGTCGTACACTCCAACGGGGCACTTTACTTTAGAGGTTTCCCCGACCTTCCATGTGAGTCCATCGATTCCGAGATACTCAATTGGTGGTTTAGAGATGTTGGTTTCTAACACAGTAGGGGTGGGGATTAACGATACAGCAAACCTCACAACCTATAATCCAAGCGGCGTAGAGCCTGCTGTGGGCGATTTCTACTTCATTAGCTATCGTTATATGAAGCAAGATTTTACGGCCAAACTTTACCAGCAGCTAAAGACAATTGAGGCAAATTTTGGGCCTACGTCGAGCACGAATAGGGTGTCTTTAGCGGCTTACTTGGCAATCTTGAATGGTGCTGTTCTGTTGATCATCAAGCAAGTGCTCAAAGTTCCGAACACCAATCAGGCTTCAGCCATATCGTTTAATGACGCAATTGATGAGTTAGCAATACCTCTTGCGGGTAATGTCAAGCCCGATATTTTGGTGCCTTTGGCCACCGATACTTCGGTTTACACGCACTTGACGGCACATTGTGAAACTCAAAGCAATATCCGTAACCAGTCGGAAAGAATGGGCATGATCGGTGTTGCTTCGGGCACTTCCCCGACATCAGTTCAGGCTATTGCAAGGGGATTAAACTCTAGCCGTATTGTTGCTTATTACCCTGATTCAGCGGTGATAACTTTGACTGACGAGGTTGGACAATCATACGAGAGCATGGTTGACGGCAGTTTCTTTGCAGCCGCTGTAGCTGGCGCGGTTGTATCGCCTGCGGTTGATGTGGCTACGCCTTATACGAGACGGAAGATTCAAGGCTTTACTAGAATCCCGCGAATCCTTGATCCTGTAGAGGCAAATCAGACGGCAGTTGCGGGTGTTACTCTGTTAGAGGATCTTGATCCGATCATTAGGATTCGTCAGGGTTTGACAACGAATATGACGTCTATTTTGACTCGGTTGCCGACCGTTACGCAGATTGCGGACTTTGTGCAACAGCAATCGAGACAAATTCTGGATGGCTATATCGGAACCAAGTTCTTGGCAAGCCGCACTAATGAAGTTGTGTCAACCATGACGGCTTTGTTCAAGTCACTGACTCAAGCAGAGATCGTCGGAGCCTTCACGGGTATGACCGCTACAATCGATCCCGAGGATCCTACAATCCTCAGATTCGAGATGTACTATAGCCCTGTATTTCCACTTTTATACATTCTCTGCCAATTTAATCTTAGGGCGCGGGTTTAATAAAAGGTAAGAGTTTAGAGTAGTTATCATATTGATCGATAAGTAACGATTGTACTTGACTTTGAGGTTGACTCCGACCATCTTGGCGTATGCCAAGACATGGGATCTGGACTGAAGAGGAGGCTCTTTCGGCTTTTTTAGCTGGGGGAACTTTTAAAGCTCTCTGCAAGAGATTGGGAGGAAGCCCAAATACTATTCGTCGAGTGCTGAAAGACAGACTTGGCGAAAAAGAATTTGAGCTTATTCGGGATAGAAATGACCCTAAGAGGTCTGCCGCCTCTGAGGCCGAAATTTTAGCTTCTTTTCATACTGATGCGTCTTTTAAGACTATAGCGGCGCAACTGAAAATAAGTCCCAATACTTTACGAGATAGATGGGTGCTTGCTTTTGGTAAAGAGGCATTTGATACTCGTTCAAAAAGGTCTCATTCTGTTGCTGGGGCTAAGGCGGGTTTATCTTGGAAAGGTAAAAAACGTGTAAGCGCTGAAACTTTACAAGCACGGGATATTGCTCGTAAAGTTGATCGTCGGTGTTCGGTTTGTAATATTGGTTGTGTTGGTTATCAAGCCCTAATCAATCATATGTCTAGGCGTGGAGATGACGCTCATATGCTTGCTTTAAGAGCTTTACGCGAACGAGAATTAGAGGAGAGATTAGAGAAAAGATGGGTGGGCCTAGAGGAAGGGAAAGATTATGTTGTTTGTGCAATCTGTGGGATTAAAGGAGCTTTTCTGAATAACCATATTAAAACACACAATCTTACTTGTTATGAGTATAGAGTAAAATACCCGAAAGCCCCTCTTATAGCACAATGCTCTGAAGTTAAAAGAAAAGAGACTCTTACGCCTTATTTTGAAGCGGCCTCTTTCAATTGGACTCGTGAAGACCTACAACCTTATGCAGATGAGAAGGGAGCAATTATTGTAGCTGAGGCCGTTCAGGCTCTTAAAGCGTCTCCGTGGGCTGTACTAAAGTATTGTCGACTTTTAGGTCTGCCAACCAGAAATAAGTTAGCTTGGCAGCGTTATGTTTTGGATCAAGCATCTTTGGTGTATGGCCCTTATGAGTGGGAATGGTCAGATCCAAGAATTGTGAATCCAGAAACGGGGTGGAAGTTTTGTTTTGATGGATTCTTTTCAAAATATAATGTAATTGTAGAAGCTCACGGGGATCAGCATTATCGTTACTCAGAATCTTGGCATGGGTCTTTAGCTAATTTTCATCTCTCACGTGACCGTGATACGTTTAAAAAAGAGTGTGCTGAAAAGTTGGGTTACAAGTATGTGGTTGTAAGAACCTCTGATCCTATGCACGACTTAGATTTTTGGCATCAACAACTTAGAGCCGACAGTAAGAGTGCAAAGACTAATTTAGACGCAGCTATAAATCAAACTCTTATTAAATTGAGGCAAGAGGGTTTTCCTGAAATAACTGTTGATAACATTGAACTTAAAAAGGCAGTGACAAGGCTACAATTAATGACCGTATACGTTGATGATCAATTTCTTATTCGTCCTTATAGCACGGTTGGTACGGTTGCTTGCACTTCTTTCTTTCCTCAAAGATATCATGCTAGACATTTGGGAGCTAAGAGTGTTTGGGAAGCATGGCATATTGATGAAGATCTCAAGAAGGCCATTAAATTGCAGATAGAGTCTGGACATCCTACTTCTGCATTTAGGGTTTTGCGTGCTCTGGTTTTTTTTCATCGGACTCCGTCTGTTTTTAGGCCCGCTGTAGCTAAGTACATTTATCAAAGATACTCAAATCAAGGGGTTATTTGGGACCCTTGTGCTGGGTACGGGAGTCGCCTTTTAGCTGCTATGGTGGTAGGGGCTAAACGGTATATTGGTAATGACATTGAACAATCCACTGTTCTAGGTAACTTAACTATAGCTAAATGTTTGGATGCATCAGATCGTTGTCTAATTATTCACAAGAAAGCGGAAGAGTTTGACCCTTGTGAGGAGTTAGATCTTGTGTTTACGTCCCCTCCTTACTATAACTTAGAAAGCTATGGCCCTAGTTCTATCTCAGAAATCTTATATAGATCCTCAAAGGGATGGGTAACGAACTTTCTGACTCCTGTATTAATGACGGCTTACTCACGGTTAAAAAAAGGGGGCTTCTTAGTATTGAATTTGCCTTCTAAACCAGTTGAAGGTTTGCGTTTAGATTTGGAAGCTGGACATATAGCTAAGATGCTAGGGTTTGCAGCAAGGGAATGTCTTTGGTTGCCGATTCGGCAATTTAAAGGAACTCTGAAAGGAGAGCCTGTTCTCGTTTGGCAAAAATGTTAGCCCTTTAATGGACTATGTCTCACGAAAGGAAAGTTAATGCTAATAGAGTTAGGGTTATCTGGGTATATCTCGTTTCGAAATAATGTAGAGATTGGGCGTCTTATTGTTTTATGCCCTACGGATACTTTGGACCCTATTGTGGCTAAAGGGTCAATGGAAAAAGTTTCTTCCTTGGAGCCTATCGGGCATTATGGGGATTCTGATCCAATGAAAATGCCTGTCCCGGGGTTTTGTTTGCATCCTTTCAAAGTACCAACTGCAATTGAATCAGGTTTTTCTGAATGGACATGGTTTGCTTCAACCCCCGATGATGGTCTTTGGCAAGTATGCTTAGCCCAAGGGATGCGTGCTGGTAAGGTTTATTGGGGGTGTCAATTCAGTTTTTTTCAAAATGCGGAATATGAAGAAGCGAGTATTATTACTCATTGTGAACTTCTTGATTATTCCCCTGAGACTATTCAAGAAGATGGACAAAAGTTTAAATTATCCTTGATAAATTAACTCTCTTATTTAATTGGTATGAGAGGTAAGATCAGTGCATTTAATTGGTAGGGGAATATGTCAAAAATCAGCGCATCTAAAATTATTCATCGTTTTCATAAGCAAGCAGGGGGTGTGGATTTTGGGGTTTTTATCAAAATTCCTGATCCAGCAAAGGCTTTTTCGCGAGCAGTTGAAGATGCTCGTTATGAGCATGGGAGAGGGGGCTATACGGGGACTATAGCTGAAAAACACGGTTATAGCATTGTTACGAGAACTCCTATGAGCATGGATGCTGCATATAAATTTGCAGGTCAGCATGAGGATAATGATAAATGGGGACCAGCTTTAGCTATTCCTATTGGAGAAGCAAAGCAAGGTAAATCCAAAGAGCTTAAAATTGACACCGAGGCGGATTCAGAACGTGACGCTCAAACGAAAGCAATTGAAGAGGCACAAAAGTCATATCAAGGCAAGACTGTTAAAGTTAAAATTATTAGGACCGAGCGTTTTAAAAAGGCTAAGATAAAGACGCGGAAAGCTCCTTTTAATCGAGAATCCTACTTTTGGTGGTCACGGGGTCAACAAACAAGTTCTGGCAACAAACATAAGACTAAGCAAGAGGCAGTAGCGGCTTTTAAGGCTATGGTTGATGGCTTTAGTGATAATGACCAATTCAAAAATGGAGAAATTTGGACATTACATGAGCACAACAGTATTGCTGCAATTGAAACCTTTGGGAAATCCTCAGTTTGGCGTATTATAGTTGAAGTGATCCCCGAAGAATCGGTAGGCTCCGTTATAGGCTGGTATTTTTACGGCGTGGCGTCGAGTTAACGGTCTCAATGAACTATAATGTTGTCAATCGTTACTTGGCATCTAAAACAGCATCATCCTCTGAAAAAGAGGTTGAGCGGTTATTAAAACAAGTTTTGCCGGGAACTCCTTTTGCAAATAAGACCATGGCCGTTGGCGGATATACCAGAGATGAGTATATGGGCCTTGAAGCAAAAGACTTAGACATTGTAGTTGATATGCGTGGCGGGGCGGAACGGCTGACCAAGTATCTGCGCCAGATGTTTCCAACATCAATAACAAACCCACATCAAATGGGAGCTGGTTACCCTATTTGGCAAATAACTTTTACTAATGATACGGAGTACGAACGGGAGGTTTATCGTACAAAAGGGGCAGTAATTGAATTTGCCGATGCTATGAAAGAGAGTTTCCCCGATGAAACCTCACGACAAAGATTGGTAGAACCGGGGACATTGGAAGAAGATATTGAGCGGCGTGATTTTACCACTAATATGCTGCTCAAAGATTTGACTACAGGGGAGTTGGTAGACCTTACCGGCGTAAGCAAATCTGATATTGAAAAAGGAATCTTACGGGGGCATCCAAGAGTATCCCT